ACACGCGAAGCAATTGAAAATGTTCTGCCTTGTATTGAAACTTGCACTTGCGTGACTATCGTTGTGGAAAGGACACTTGACGTTGACCTGCCCACTTGTTCTGTTAATGTTGGCACCGTAGTGCTTGAGCACCGATACTATGTCTGGTAAATCATCCACCAAATACATCGCCCAACCTTAATACTAGATACGAATCTGCTATCGATTTTCCTCTAGCCTTGATAACGAGTGCTGGGAGAACCAACTTTTGTTCGAGCGCTCTTGCTTCCGCATAATTTTTTGCTTCTGCTTGAGCCTCTTTCGTCCAACCGCTGAGGTCAATAGCGTTGCCCGCGCCAGGGGCTTTGCACTCAAGGATACCGATTGATGCGTTAAGGAAGTCTGCACGGACGACAACGTCGCCCTCATCTTTGCTACCTCGTCGAGCAAGGCGTTCAGCGTCGTATCCAAGTCCTCTAAAATAATCTTTGATGTCTGTTTCATATGTTGCTCCCCGAGCCTTATGGCTCTTTCTAGTTGTCACGCGTTCTCTGGTATGTCATCGATGTACATATACTCTGGATTAAATGCTAGCCAAGTCATTAGCGTGCCGTTCGCGTCGGCTCTTCCATAGCGATTTTTGACTGCTGCCACGCCCATCGATGTGCCAACTGTGCCGAGCGTACAAATGAGGGCAGGGAGTTGTGATACTTTACCTTGGATTGCACTTCTTGGTTGACAAGGATTTCCAGGAACTGCTTCCGAAGTATGATGTAAAACCACAACTGCAGCGTTAGTCGCTCTCGCAAGGTACTTCAACTCCTTCATAATTGCTCTCATAGATGCGAATTCTTCGCCTCCATCTGTTGCAACATCCATAAGGTTGTCCAAGATAATAAGGTGCGGGCTACAGCCCCACAACTCCTCAAAGGCTTGGACTTCCTCATCGATGTCTTCTAACGTAGGTGATGATTCAAACGACCAGACTATATGACTTCCTTTTTGGAGGACTGCTTTAGTCCAACCAACATCAGTATTAAGTTTCTGTTCTACATCCGATTGACTTTTCCCCGAAATCATAGATGCTAATCTCATTGCCATTGTGTGCGCATTGGTATCCGCAGATACGTATAGTGTTGGCACGTTGGTCTTGAGAGCAAGCGCTAGGGCAAGCGTTGATTTTCCTGCCCCTGGTGCGCCTGCAAACATTGAAACTTCTGAACGACGTATAATAATCTTGTTCGCTTCAAATGCTCTAAACGAACTAGGAAGGGGTTCCCCTCCGATAGAGGCGCGTCCTACTGACCGTACTAGCGTTCTCATCGGCACCCTTCCTAATTAGTTTAAAATGGAAATTCTTCTGGTATTAGTTGACTGGCTTGCATTGGTCCGCGCCCTGAGGCATCGGACACACCCACATTGCGTAGGGATTTCCCGTCTTGCTGGAGATTCCCGACTTGTACTTCCGTGGGCCGTGCTGACATACTGGGCCACCCTGTTGTTGCGTACTCGGAGCGGTAGCGGATGGAGCCTGAGCCTGGGGCGGTAGTGAGTAAGGTGGAGGCGTTGTGCTTGTAGTGGAATCGGTAATCGACAGGGGGGCTAGGGTACCTGCTGACGCTAGCATCCGCTGTGTTGCGTGAATCTGTGTTGCGTAATCTCCGATACCTTCCAAGAGAACACTTAACTCATCCGCGCTATTGGCACGAACGTTGATTAGGTCTCCAGTAGGTAACTTATAGTTGACTTGTAACTTCCAGTCTTCAGCCATATTATTTATCCTTCTTGATAGAGAATTGACAGTACTCGGTTAGACCGCACATATACTGGCAACTGTTTGTGTTGGGCAAGAATAGCGCAGCCTTACGTAATTTGTCAAATGTTTCTATAAGGTACTCCATCTTCTCCCTGGTGTACTCAGATAGGTCTACCGTTTCAGAGATACTATTCCCGCGGGACATATAGTACGTACCCCATTTAACGTCGATACCAAAGGTTTCTTGGATACCTAGTCGGTAGAAAGCAAGTTGTAGATTACTAGTGGGCGTAGACTGTGAGGTCTTAAGGTCGACGATAACCAACTCGCCGTTGACTTCAAAGACACGGTCAATAATCATCTTGACGGCTACGTCCTTGATGATTGGGGTTAGGGCAAGTTCAATCCCTGGGTTGCCATCTGGTGCTGTCCAGATTTTCCAGGAAGGATTAGCCTTGCGCCAGTTGATGTAACCTTCAACCCACACAGGGCCTTGGTTATTCCAGAAGTTGACATCTTCTTTGTTGGGGTTAGCCTTGGTAGCGCGACCACCGATGCGAGCATTAGTTAGGTCGGTATCACCCTTTGAGACATTCCAGGACTCAACCCATAAGTTCTGAATATCACTTATCATAGGTTGTCCTTGTCGTAGGTTTCGCAGGCAAGGTGAAAGGCTGAGCCTCCGACTGACCAGACGGATGGGGCTTCCTGTTTGTTGAGCAGTCTGCCGAGATAGTACTGGTACCCACACGTAAGGTAGGTTGTAAACGCAGAGTAGGATATATGCTCTGGTAGTGTATATTCTTCTAGTTTAATTGACATATCGGTAGTATAAGCCTATGGTTGGTGATTTGTCAATTGTTTATAAAGATTTGACATTTGGCAAATTGCCTGTATACTTGGTTATGTAAGTAATTATATAAAGGCCTTCGGCCTAATATAATATAATGCATTATACACATACGAAGGAGTACTATGTCAAACTTTACGGAGACGTTCGTAGCAGCAATTGCTGGTATAACCGTATTCTATCTACTAGAAGCGCTGTACTACGAAGTAAAAGCACGCATCAATGGTAACAACTTTATCAAGTTCGTCGAAGACGAAGAGGATGAATACTGGGATAGATAACCCTTAGAAACGACAAAAGACCCCCAACCTAGGAGACTAGGAAGGGGGTTTCTTGTTGCTGCCATATGACGAGATACAGCCCTTTAGAAGGGCTTACCCATACATTATGACCAGGGAAGGGTTTACTCAAGCCATCTGAGCGTGTGGAAGTGCCTTAAAAGGGTACTCTAGGCTACTAGCCCAAAGTCCTTAGCAGACTTATCTAGTGCTTTGAGCACAGGAGCGGCTACCGCAGCCAGGGCAGCCATTGCTAGCGCCTTTGGGTCAGCATTGCCAGTCATAAATAGCGCCAGGGCTGCTGCAAAAGCAGCACGGAAGTACGATAGGGCTATTGCTTTAACTTTATCTTTATTCATTTTATCTCCTTCTTAGGTAAAGGTTTGGGGATGTTAGCCTTTACTTTGTTTATTACTGTGGGCTTACCTAACCAAGGGAACCAATTGGAAGTATCATTTCCGCAGTTATCCTTGATTGAAATATGGACGTGCTTGTTATGCTGATTGGAACCGTCATACTGGTGGTCGCCCTTGATAGGACTCCAGATACGCCCCATAAAAATTAGATACTTGACACGCTTGTCACTCTTAAGGTTCTTATAGATTTCGTGTCCATCAATACCGTTTACTGGGTCGTGGGTAAGGTCTACCGCATAACCAGTATTGTGGTCTGAGTTAGGACTCTGTGTTACGTGAGCAGCAGAAGGCAGAAGCCCATCTGAGGCTTTCTTGCGCTTGGGACGTAGAGCCGTCGCTTGGCGCAGCACAGCAATTGCAGCAGGTGTGGCTTTCTTTACAACAGTCATCTTTACTCACTTCTCCGCAATCAATTTGTATAGGTCATCAATTCGTTCTTCCATCCGAGCCAAAGAATCTTTCATAGAACTGCCACCATTGGGCCGTAGTTCGTTGAGATAGTGTTTAACCATCCAACGAATCATAAGTGCAAATGCCCCTACAAGGGAAGTAATTGATAGAGCAAACGCAGCCCAATCCTGTGGTGTCATAGTATTATACCGTTCTGATAGTTATCTCGGCAACCCCACCAAAGCCATCAAAGCGCTTATCAGGTGGAGTCATACGGGTAAATGTAACTTGCTGTATTACTGCTTGCTGTGATTCTCCTGTTGTCAGGTCTTGCCAAGTCAGAACGTCACCTGTCTTTTCAATCTCTTCTAGTAGTTTGATACGCTCAAAGGCTCTGCCTTCAAATCCAACTACAGTATTAAATCTATCGGTTTCTATATCAAAGCAATAGACAGGGAACTGGATGATACGCTGACGTGGAGTAGCAATAGTAGCCTTAGCCTGATAGCCCTTAAAGGTTGGACCAGCAGTAGTATCGGTAGCATCACGGTCAAATGTAAACTTATATGCAAGGAACTCTTGTGCTATTTCAGGTTGAGTTGTAGTTACTTCTACTGGGTCTACTTCAAGACCATAACCTATATGGTCAAATTGAGTATCAGAACCACCTGCAGTTGTAGCAAGAGATGACAGCGTAAGAGTGCCAGATGTAAATGAACCACGTGCAAGAAGACGCTTATAGTTCTTAAGTTCTAGGGTAGAGAATCTAATCTTGCCTGTAGTTATAGAACCAGATGACGCTAAAACTGTGGCTGATTGAATGGCTATGCCGTGGCTACCTGAGGTAGTAAATGCTATTTGATTACTGTTGCCTACAAAATCTACGCTAGTAGCATAGCCAGCAGCGGTATTAAGATAGGCATCTTTAGCATAAGCAAAACGTAAAGTTTCAATTTCTGCATCTAAGTCAATACGATATAGACCAGCGCAACCATTGACCGTACCCGCAGCCCAGACATATTTATCACGGAATGCAAAGTCGTGGACACCATTAGCGTCTTCAAATATTAGTGGACCGTAGATTAAATCACCAGTTGTATCTGAGATGCGAGCCACACGCATACCTTTATTGGTGCCTATCATAAGCAATCCAAGGTAGGACTCAATCTTATAAACTATTTCACCAATAGGCAGTTGTGCTGCTATAATTCCTGATGTCAGGGTAGGCATAACACCAGCAGTAGATAGAACAAACTTGTAGATGGCGGAGTTACCGCCAGCATAACCTGCAGCATAGATGGCAGAGCCACCTTCTGATATAGATGACCAAGTCCAACCAGTATTAGGGTGTGTATAAATAGCAGTAGGTAATGTTGTAGTGCCAAGGGCACCAGTTAATTCATAGATGCTAGTACCAATACCAGCAACAAGGCGTTGTTTAACCCAACCCATCTTTACTGCAGCAGTACCAGTACTGTAATGGTTGTTTAATGCACCAGTTGCACCAATTGTTTGATAAAAAATACGAGTTGCATTAGCAACAAATAATG